TCAGGCGGCTCTGACGGGCTTGCCCCAATAGTCGGGCTGGTCGATGCCGAGGATATCCCAGGGGGGTGTCCAGCCTCTGCCGGTTTCGTCCGGCCAGCCCTGGCGGGCGGCGCTGTCTTCCTCGGGCGTGTCGAGCTTGTCGATGCCGTGGCGGTCGACCCAGCCCATGACATGATCGACGGCCAGGACCATGGAGGCGCGCAAGCGGACGATTTCGCCCTCGGAAGGCAGACGGTCTCCGAACGGAAACCAGAGATCTTCGTACACCAAGTTAATGGCTTCCCGCAGGGTGTCCGCGAAGGCGAATTTGGGTGGACAGCCGGTGCCCTTGGCAAGATCGGCGCCCATGCAGTCGAGCGCGTCGCGCGTAGGGTTTGTGAAATCCGCGAACACGCCGGGAAAGATCCGGCGATCAAGCCTATTGGGTGCTATCCGGAGCCAAGCCATTGGACGAGCCCTGCGATTATGCGTTCCATACGGTCTTCGCCGAAGCGCTGCAGGTTGACGCGGCTGCCTCCGGCGAGAGCGGAAGCATAGTTCATGTAGCCGGCGCGGTCCAGGGCGGTATTGGCGGCGTGGTTTGCCAGGTTGCGCATGGCCGGGGAATGCATCCCGCTCCATACCGCCTCCTCATGGATCCGCACCCAAGCCAGTTGCCAGAGGCGGTCTGCGAAGTAGCCGAGCATTTGCTTGGGATCGCTGGCGCGATAGAGGGAGCCGTCATGGCCGACGACGATGACACGCGCGAGGCCGGGTTCGGTTTCCAGGCGCAGAAGGTCTTTGGACGAGAGACTCTTGGCTTCGGGGTGGTTGTGCACGACCGAGATCCGGCGGGCCGGATCGGTAACGGCCGCCGTCATGGCGTCGCTCCTGCCGACCTTGCCCCGTTCGCCTTTGGTATTCCAGTCAACGGGCGCGGCGTTGCTACCTGGGATGGGGCGTTCGGCGGCGAGGTCGAGGGCGGCTACATGTTCGTTGCCGGTTCTGATGCCGCGGCTGCGAGCTTCGTGGATCAGGCCGAGTTCGATGCCCTGGGCTTCGGGGGAGAGATCGCCGGCGATGGCCCGGTAGCGGCCCCGGTCGGCGAGGAAGCTGGCGCCCGGATTGTTATCGAAGCCCGGGGTGACGCCTTTGGGCACCCGTAGGCGGCGGCCGGTGCGGGGATCGGTCCAGGTACGGGTTTCGATCGGCGGATCGGGCGAGACGGCGAGGCCGCGGCGCTTGACGGCGGCTTCGGAGAGTTGGCGCACGGTGCAGGCGCAGAAGTAGCCGTTGGGCGGATAGTGGGTGGCCCAGAAGGGATGATCGGCGGGCAGCAGGATGCGGTGGAAGGGTGCGTGGGCATCGCGCTTGTTGACGCGCTGTAGCTGACTGTAGAGGAGGAAGGGCAGCAGGTCCTTGGTGCGCTGGATCCGCATCCAGCGGCCGGCGGCATAGGAGGTGCGCAGGTTGGTATCGAAGATAACGGCCAGCCGGCGCCGGGAGCCCAGTTGGACGGTGCGGGTCTCGCCGGTGAGGGGATCGGTCAGGGTCTTGCGTCCCCACCATCCGGCGGCCTTGAGCTTGGGCTCCAGTTCTTCGCGGAATTGCCGCAGGGTCTTTCCTTCTGCGATGGCCCGGTCCACGGCGCCGCGGATGTCGGCCATGAGATCGTCCTGCATGGCCTTGGCGACGACGAAGCCGCGGGCATGGGAGGTTCCCCACCAGTCGCGGTAGCTGAAGCGGTTTTCGGGCGGGGCGTAGCCCTTGGCGCGGAAGAACTCGACAGCCTCCTGGGGATCGAGGGCGGCGGCAGCGACCGGCGGGGCCAGATCGATGGGGTCGGCCACCCTCGTCAGCTCTCCGTATCGCTCTCCGGGGTGACCGGCGCCCCGGCGATGCCGGCCAGTCCGGCGACGAAATCGGCCCGCGCATAGAGCGCCGCCAGGGCCTCGGCCGGCGGCGCTTCGGCCAGCCGGTCGAGCCGGTCGCGCAGGTCCTCAAGCGAGGTGGCTTCGGCCAGCGCCTCGTCCACGGACAGGAGGGTTGCGGCGGCGGCCTCGCTGGCGGCGCCGTCCTGCACGAGGTGTTGGGCAAGGCGGGTCACGGAATCGGCCGGAGGGTCGGTCGTATCCGGGGCGGCGAAGCGCATGCCGGCGCCGGCGGGCGGTTCTTCCCAGCTGCCGCCGTAGACCTCTTCGATATAGGCGGGTGCGGGCCGCAGGCCGGAGGCCTGGGCGATGTGCAGATCGCGCCTGTCGCGCCGCTTCCGCCGCACGGCCGGCCCCGGCCTGGCGCTCGGCCTCGGCCAGGCGGGCACGCTCCCGGTCGGCCAGGCTCTCGCGCAGACCGGAGGACGCCATGAGATCGCGCATCATCCGGCCCATCATGGCGAGGTCCCTGGGGTCGAGTTCGTCGCCTTCGGACAGCATGCGGGACTTCAGCAACTTGAATCCCAGGGTGGTGATCATCTCGAACAAGGCACCCTGCCGGCGGGCCTCGTCCTCCAGGCCATGCTTGCCCATCCATTCGGCGGCCCAGCCGGAGGCTTCGCGCTGTAAGCGGGTGAACTCGGCATGCTCGGCGCCGAATACCCTGACCGCGCGGGCGCCGATGGAGAGGCTCAGCCCCTCGGCCTTCAGCCGCGCGTTGAGGGCCTTCGTCACATCGTCGTAGCCGGAGAAGCCACGGGCTTCCAACTCGGCCTTGAGCCAGATGCGTAGCTGTTCGGGCAGGCGGTCGACCTTGCGCCGCTGCGGCATGGTCAGCCCCTCGGCGCGGGCCGCTTGACGCCGGGATGTTGCGCCCGGCCGGAGGCCACGTCGAGGCCGCGCGCGGTAGCGGTTGCCACCAGGATGACGCCTCGGTCCTCCAGGGTCAGCAGGCCGCCCTCGGCCAGCCAGGCCAGCGAGGCGGCCAGCACGTCGCGGGCGGTGGCGATGCCGACGCCGTTCACGACATCATAGAGGATATCGGCATTGGAGGCATGGCCGGGCGCATCGGCCAGGTGGGTCAGCACCGCCAGCCGCCGGTGCTCTTCCAAAGTGCGGGCGTAGCTCACGGCCGCCCCTCGCCCAGGAGATGGCTTTCTATGCGCTGGATCGCAGTGTCGAGGCGCTCCACCGTCGCCCGGTCGCGCTCCATCAGCGCGTAAAGCTTGCGGATCTCACCGCTGCAGCTTTCGGTTGCCAGCTGGAGCTTGTGGATATCGTCGCGGCTGGCCAGGCCGGAGACGGCGCCCTCGACGGCCCGCAGGCGCTCCTCGTGGCGGTCGAGCCTGCCGGAGAGGACGGAATAGCCGCCGGCGGCCTTGTCAACCTCCGTACCCTGGCTGCGGAGCAGACCTAAGCGCTTGAGCGCGACGACGACACCGCCGAGCAGGATGAGAATGGCGGCGAGGCCGGCGAAGATCTGCCAATGCTCCGGTCCGATCGATGGCATGGGGGTTCGGGTCTCCGGTATCGGGTGCGGCTGTCTCTCTTTACTTAGTCACCCCCGCCGCCGCCCGGCAGCGGACCATGGTCCGCGTGAATGCCTCGCCGGTATCGCCGTGCCGTCCGGTAGGCGATCTTGAGGCGCCGCGCGATCTCCGCGGTGCCGTGCCCCCGGGACGCCAGCCAGCCGGCCACGGCGCGCCGCGCGAGCGGGATCTCCAGGCTGTAGCCGCCGAGCGCGCCGATCAGCGCCGCCGCCGCTTCGCCGCCGGCCAGTTCGGTCAGCGCCGCGCCGGCGTCGTCGTCCAGGCTTTTCGGCACGCGCCAGGTCCGGCCGCCGTAGCGCGCGGCCAGCGCCAGCGCCGCATCGGCGCCGGCGTGTGCGGCGATCTCGTCCAGGACGGCGGGCAGGATCGGGCGGCGGGGCTCGGTCATGCCAGACTTAAATGCAATTGGCCGCCCGGCGGTGCGGGAAGCGGCAACGGCGGTTGTCGGCCGGCCTCCTCGATCCGCAGGCGAGCCGCCTCGAAGGCGTCCGGGTCGCGCTCAATACCGCAGAAACTCCTGCCAAGCTGGAGCGCGGCCACGCCGGTGGTGCCGCTGCCCATGAAGGGATCAAGGATATCCTCGCCGTGCTGACTGAAAAGACCGACCAGCGCCCGCATCAGGCTCAGCGGCTTGGCTGCCGCCACGCCGCCCTTGGCGGTCGGGTGATGCCAAATCCCGGCGCTGCCGCCGCCGTTCCATCGCCGCCGGCCGGGGCCGGCCCAGGCCAGCGCAACGCACTCGAGTCCACGGGCCGGGCCGTGACCGGTGAACATCGGGGCCGCATCCGCTTTGATCCAGGCGCCGGTGCCGTGCCAGCGCGCCCCGGCGGCGGTCAGCGCGTCGTGCCAGGGCCTGACGCCCTCGGCCAGGCAGAACACCACGATCCAGCCGCGGGTGGCCGCCACAAGTACCCGCGCGGCCTCTTCGCGGATGGCGCCGATGCCGGGGAAAGCAACCCGCCTAGGCGGCGCCCGCCCGTCGGTCCGGGCGATGGTTCCATTGGCATGGGCGGCGTGGTGAAGGTCTTCGTAAGGCGGGTCCGTGATCACGTGATCCCAGAGCCGCCCGCGCGCGGCCAGCAGGCGCGGCAGGATCTCCAGACAGTCGCCCCGGTGCAAGTCGGCGGTCACGGCCGGCGCGCCGCCCGCCGCCGGAGCCGCTGCGCCCGGTTCGAGATCGGCCCGGCCTGCGCCGATCTGACGGTGACGACGATCAACCGGCCATCGGGGCCGGCCTCCAGACGATAGCGCAATCCGCCCGAGATCAGAGCCTTCGGCGCTCCCGCGCGATCGGCCGGTACCGCGACCGGCGCCAGCACCCGGGCGATGCGCCGGCGCAGCGCCTCGACGTCCACGCCCAGCCCGCGTTCGAGATAGCGCAGCACCGCGTGATCGGTGACCTGGGGCAGCCGCATTACACAACCTCCCCGCCGTCTTCAGCCGCCGGCGTTCGCTCCAGCATCGCCTGCAACGCTTGGATCACGCAGGTGATGCAGCCGGTATCGGTCAGCATGTCCACATCGAGCGGTACGAAGGACCAATGCGCTCCGAAGCGGGTGCGGATGAAGCTGTTCAACCCATCCCGGCCCGGCCGCTTCAGCGCGCCCCGCCGGCCCAGTTCTCCCCACAGCGCATGGATCAGGCGAAGATCGCCGCGCGGTGCGAGGGGATGCCGTCGCGACCGTTTAAGCGTCTTGCCGGGCGCGTTCAGCCGGTCGAGTAGCCGGGAGAGGTCCGAGGCACTCATCCGGGTCATCGAGGTCTTGCCGGTGACGGCCAGCTGAAGGTCGTGCCGGGCCTCTTCGTCGAGGCCCAGGCCGCGGCAGGCGGCGTGCACGGCGCGCATGAGCGCGTGCCGCCGGGTCGGGCGCCGGCCGGGATCAGGCATGGCCCGCATCCTCACCGGCGGCCAGCAACTCGGCCTTCTCCGCCGGGTCGATCTCGGCCAGAACGCGCAGGGCCGCCTGCGCGTGGGCCAGCAGGCGCGCGTGCCAGTTCCCGCCGGCCCGCTTTGCCGTTCGGACGTCGGCGGCCAGATAGCTCACCGCGCTCCTGGTTATGCTGCCGAACCAGCGCCCACAGGCTTCAGGGCCGGCCGCCTCGGTCCGGAAGAGATCATCCATTGCATGCATCGCCTCGATTGCATGCGCGGGCAGCAGCGTCCGCCAGTCCTTGCCGAACCGCTTTGCATCGGCGATCAGATAATGCAGAAGGCTCCCTGCTAGGGTGCCGGCCCAGCGCCGGCGGGTTTCGAGATCGGCCATCTCATGCCTCGACTTTCGCCAGGTCGATCGTAACCGGCTCCCAGGCGGCCTCCGGGTTGGCGCGGCGGTAGCAGCGGACGTAGGTCTTCGATCCCACGATGCGCATGGCGTCGCGGACCGCCTTCATGCCCCGGCGCCACCGCTCGTCGTCGATCTCCAGGCGCAGCAGCGAGTAGATCGCCGTCCGGCTGATCTCGCCCGATTTGTCGACGTTGAAGGCATGGGAAACTAGGGCGCGGATCTCGTCCCGGCTGCCCTCCGCCCATTCGCTGAGACACTCTTCGATCAGATCGCGGGCTATCTGCAATTCCGGCCCGAATGCGAGCCTGTCGGCGACCTGGACCTGCACCTTGAGGCAGCCGTCGTAGCTCTGATAGGTCCTGTTTCCCTTCACCGAGCGCCGGGCATGGCCGCCGTATTCGGCGGCCAGCAATGCGTCGAAGGCGCCGATGTCGTCGAACACGTGGCCGCGGAATCGAGCGATCTGCGCCGAGAGAGCCCCGGCAAATTTCAGAATCTTGCGGACCATCTCGTCCTGCAGCATGTCCTGCGGCCGCACCAGCGCCTCCGGCGTCAAGCGGCCTTTGGCGTCGCGCAGATAACGCGCGCCGCCGATCGTGATTTGGTATCCGTCCGGGGCGGCCTGCGCGCCGGAGGCGTCGCGGGGCGGCTGGATCTGCGGTTGGGTCATGGGAACCTCCTCTTCAGGTCAGTCTGCGGCCGCCTCGGCGGCAGTCAGGATATCTTCGGGTTCAATGCTTTCGCGCCCGGCGCCGCGGGCCAGCATGTAGCTCCGGGCCAGCAACCGGCGCAGACTGTGCAGCCCGCCTGGACCGGAGGCTGCACGCATCGCCGCGGTGCGCTCGGACTTTGCCGGGCTGCGGGCCAGCACCGCACGCAGCAGGCTGCCGACATCCGCCTGCGGCGGCGCCCCCAGCCCTACCCGGACGCCGATCCGGCCGACCACTTGAGGGCAGCGGGCCAGGGTCATGCGGACGGTATCGTCGCCGACCAGCGCCAGGCCGCAGCCGGAGAGGTCGCGCAGGCCCCGCAGGGCGTCCAACAGCCGGGCGCTCAGGTGCTGCACCTCGTCCACCGCAAGGAGCGCCTGACGGCCCTCCAGGCGTTCCAGAATGGCGTCCTCGGCCGCCAGCGCCGAGAGGTATCGGCCCGGCGCACCGAGCGCCCGGCTCACGCGCCCGTAGAGGCCGGACAGCGAGGTCACGCCGGAGGTGGCGGCGATAACGTAGACGCCCGCCCGCATGGCGGCGTAGCGGCGCACGGCGGCGACGTGGCGCGGGCGGCGATCCTGGGCTCGCTGCCGACCGGGCGCTTCCCGCCGCACGGCCTGGACGGCGTGTGGCGCCACAGCTTTCCCGACGGTTCCTTCATCGAATACTCCGGCGGCACCATCGCGATTGAGGCCGCCGGCGACATCAAACTCAAAGCCGCCGGCGACATCGCGATCGAGGCCGCCGGCAAGGTGACGATCCGGGGCGCCCGGATCGATCTGAACTGATGCCGGCGGTAACCAGATTGGGCGACCGCTGCTCCGGGCACGGCTGTTATCCGCCGCGGCCCAGCACGCAAGCCGCCGCGAGCGTTTACGCCGAGGGGATCGCGGTCCACCGGCAAGGCGACGCCTGGGCCGTCCATTCCTGTCCCGGCTGTCCGCCGCACGGCGGTGCCCTGGCGGCGGGTTCTTCGACGGTCCATGCCGAAGGCCGGCAAATCGGCCGGATCGGCGATCCGGTCGCCTGCGGCAGCCGCGTGGCCGAAGGCGCCGCGACGGTGTTCGCCGGATGATCGGCATGAACCGGCATACGGGCCGTGCCATCGCGGACGGCGCGCATCTGGCGCAGTCGATCCGGGATATTCTGACGACGCCCAGGGGGTCGCTGGTGATGCTGCGCGATTACGGCTCCGATCTGCCCGATCTCATCGACGCGCCGCTGAACGGCGAGACCCTGGTGGACGCCTATCTGGCGATCGCCGAGGCGCTCGACCGCTGGGAGCCGCGGGTCGAACTGGCCCGCATCGAACTGATCTCAAGCCGCCCCGGCCATGCCGTCTTCGCGCTGATCGATGCGCGGGGCCGGACGATCCCGCTGGCGGTCGATCCGGCGGAGGAAGCGGCATGACCGGCTTCACCGCGATCGACCTGTCCAAGCTGCCGCCGCCCGCGGTGATCCAGGGCGCCGATTACGAGGCGCTGCTGGCGGAGATGAAGGCCGAGGCCGTCCGCCGGCTGCCCGAGCTGGAGACGGCGCTCTCGCTGGAGAGCGAGCCGGCCGCCCAGTTGCTGCGCGTCTGCGCCTACTACCGGATGCTGGACCGGCTGGAATTCAACGACGGCGCGCGCGCCTGCATGCTGGCGCTCTCCACCGGCACCGACCTCGACGGGCTGGGCGCCTTCTGGGGCGTCGAGCGCCTGATCCTTCAGGCCGCCGACGACGGCGCCGTGCCGCCGGTCCCGGCGATCCTGGAAAGCGACGAAGCCTTCCGCAAGCGCATCCAACTCTCGCTGGAGGGCCACACCACGGCGGGGCCGCGCGGCGCTTACATCTTCTGGGCGCTGTCGGCCTCCAGCCGGATCGAGGACGTCGCCGTGACCTCCCCGAGGCCGGGCGAGGTGCTGGTGACGGTGCTGGCGCGGGACGGCGAGCCGGCCGGCGCGGCGCTGCTGGGCGTCGTCCGCCAGGCGCTCGGCCACGAGGACGTGCGGCCGCTGACCGACCGGGTGACGGTCGAGGCTGCCTCGATCGTGCCATACGAGGTCACGGCGGCACTTACGCTTTACCACGGCCCGGACGCGGAGGTGGTGCGCGCCGCCGCCCTGGCGGCCGTGCAAGCCTACACGGCGGCGCAGCACCGGATCGGTCACGACATCACCCGCTCGGGTCTCTTCGCCGCGCTGCACCGCGAGGGCGTGCAGAACGTCGCCCTGACCGGTCCTGCGGCCGATATCGCCGTCGATGCGCGCAGCGCCGCCCGCTGCAGCGCGATCGAGGTGAGCGTGGCGGGCCGCGATGTTTGACTCCATCCTGAAGCCCAATGCCACGGCGGGCGAGCGGGCGATTGAGCAGGCCATCCGCAAGGTCCGGCCCGATCTGGGTCCGATCCCGCGCCTCATGGATCCCCGGACCTGCCCGGAAGCGCTGCTGCCCTGGCTCGCTTGGGCCTTCAGCGTCGATGTCTGGGAGCCGCATTGGCCGGAGGCGCAGCGGCGCGCGGCGGTGGCGGCCTCGATCGACCTGCACCGGGTCAAGGGCACGCCGGGATCGGTCCGCCGGGCGCTCGGCGCGCTGGGGCTGGAGATCGCGATCTCCGAATGGTGGGAACATGGCGGCCGGCCCTACACCTTCCGCGTCGTGGCCCGCCCGACCGTCGATCTGATCGGCGACGGGACGCAGCCCTTCCTCTCCGCCGAACTACGCCGGCAGATCGAAGTGGTCCTCGCGGCGACGAAACCCTTACGCGCCCATGCCGATCTGACCTTCCTGCTGCGCTTCACCGGCGCCGCCGCACGCGGCGCGGCGATGGCGGCGCGCAGGGGATCGAGACGCGCTGGCACATGGCCGCAGCGCATCAGGGCGAGGTGCGCCGCTGGACCCTGACCCGCCGCCGCGCCCGTGCCCTGCCCCCGGTCACGTGGCAG